CTTAACCTTGCCACCGTCCTGTACGAACACTTCAAACTTCTTGTTGCCACCTTTGATGCGACGAGGCTTGTTAAGTGTTACTTTCTCACCTTGGTACTCTGCCTTAGCAAACTCTGTCTTTATTACCTCAGCTACAATAGCCCTGAGAGCCTCTATACGGTCCACTGAGGAGCCTTCTTCCTCTTCTATAGCCTCACCCCTGTCATAGTGCGCTAGGTAAGCCTCATGGCTCTCTCCTGGCATATAAACAGCCTGACCATCGTAGTCGTGAACGTGAACCTTGCCTTCAAGACCTATATCCATGCTACGGGAGACTGCTTCTGGCTCCGTAGTGAAAATATCGTTGGCATATTGTGCCTTCTTCATGGACTTCTTACTTGACGAAGGGTGAGATGAAGGTAGAAGGTCTTTATCGTGATTAGCTGACTTAGAACCGCTTACGATCTTAAGAAAACTGTTGACACGGGCCATAGCCCATTGCTCAGGTGACTTTACGCTAGGGCGAACGCTTGAGGGGTTAGTCTTGTAAGCACCAATACCACGATCATAGACCGCTTGAAGCATTCGCATAGTTACCTTATACTTAGACTTCTTGTTATGGGCTTCCATCTTGTTTTTGAGGCCAGTCTTTGACATTTTATAACCTTAAGCTGTGTTTTTGATTAGGACGCCTTGGAAAGATGCGGCTATAGGATTGTTCGTGGTATTTGTAGATACCCTGCATTCTAAGTCAGTCTTCTCTTTGAACTCTTGTGGGTACTTAAAAAGCTGTAGGAGTTGATTGCTCTGTAGTACATTTACAAATCTGGCTCTAAATACATTCGACCCAAAGTCCCTAGAATGAAAACTAATGTTTACTCTTTTGTTTGCTGTGCTAAGAGCGGCGGTAAAGTTAATTTCATCTAAGTACAACGTGTGACCAGCAGGTACTGTGTAGGCGGCTACTTGTGTTTGATTACCTAGAGCAAGACTTCCGTATACTGTGGTATTAGGCACACCACCCGTAGCTCCAGAGGAACCTATGTATATCGTACCGCCAGAAGTTCCGCTGGAACCTGCTAGAGTAACAAAAGCCCTGTGCAACCTTAAATACGATGACTGGGTAGCAACTTGTGTCTGTCCGTTTAAAGTTACAGTTTCTTCTATTTCGTTATAATCCCCATCCAGACCTTGGATGAGTATGGTGTTAGCCCCTGTGCCACCACTTGCGTCATTCGCACTCGTACTGCTTATGAACATAGTGACTGGGTTATCTAACCAAGGATAATTACCGCCGTATGACCAGACAGTTTCTTCATTACCATTTACATCTGGATTGTATCCAAACTTATAAATAGCCGTATGACCTTTTGTGAAGCCCCTAGAGATTGCTAGTTCTGTATGTTCAAATAGACGTTTAGGCCAACCACCAAGCATTTTCTCTTCTACCTGTTCAAATATTATATTAGGGTCTGTTGCATCTTCTACTTCGGGTCTTCCTGTAAGTATCCCATTAGCAGAGAGTACGTTGTGCTGTGTTATGGTGGTCGGGTTTACTTCTGGCGTACCTGTGACGACAGGAAGAATAGAGAAGCTCTCATTTTCTGTCACAGTAGTGTCTGAGACTACTGGAGAACCTGTGACAAAACTTACTACTGTTAGATCATGATCTTGAGTTATGGGTGTCGTTAAGACTACTGGAGAACCTGTGACAAAACTTACTACTGTTAGATCGTGATCTTGAGTTATAACAGTAGTGGGAACTACAGGTTGCCCAGTTACAACAGAAGTTAAGTTTATGACGTGATCTTGAGTTATTGTCGTTGTTGAGACAATGGGTTGACCAGTTACGATGGAAATTACGTTTGTAACGTGGTCTTGAGTTATTGCGGTGGTTTGTAATACTGGATTACCAGTAGAGAAACCATCAGCACCAATGAAATCCTCATTTATTATGGGTTCACTGGCTTCGGTGAGGATTAGCCCACTATCTTGCTGTAGAATCCTGCTGGTCATGGCCCATAACCCTTATTATGCAGGATCAGGTATACCGATAGTAAATGATCCTAGTGAGAAAGTGTTTCCAGAAGCGACTACTTGGCTTGCCGTAAGAGAGCCTGTAGCAAGTAGACGAGAGTTACCTGTATCAACTATAGAGTAGTGTGTAGCCGTACCACTGCCTGTCACTGAGGCGTCTGCTACAGCAGCTACAACAACCTCACGACCACCACCAGACCTGTCAGAAGGGGCAGCAATGGAAAGAGAAGTTGAGTTACCTAAAGTGTAGGTAGAAGTCGCCTCTGCATAACTTGCAGCTTCTTGAGAAGTGATGTCAATTCGGTTAGCCTCAGTATCTAGTACCGTAAGGCCATTGTCGAATACCCTGTTGTTTAGAGTTGCCATTATTCTTGATCCTCAGTTGGGGTCTCTTGTTCCACCTCTGGGTCATAGTCTAGTTCAGCAATACCCATAAGGTCACTGATAACTTCTGGGTGACTACTAACGTCAATACCTGCACCATTGAGGTTACGTAGGAAGGAAGAAATCTCACGCAGATCGTGTGGAGCGACATCACCAGCCTCAATGGTTGGCATCATGTCATAGTTCAGACCGTTCAACTGCCAAAGACGCTCGACCAACTGTTTGTTGAGAACATCGACGATTGCTTGGATATAACTCTCAAGCGCACGGAGGAACAGGTCTGTCTTCGACTTGGACAAGGCGTAGGAACCACCAGATGTCCCAAGAAGAAGAAACTCAGAAAGCATAGAACGTGCAATGTCATGTTGATAACGATTAACGATAGGGTTAATGTCTATGTTACGTTTACCGTTTGATGCCATGAGTTCTACATCAACAAGGCGTGTGCTACTAGGCGCACCATCTTTATCAGGGTAGGTATCCGAGGGAAGGATAATGTACCCTTGTTCGTTAAACTTAACGTCACGTAGGACTTGCTGTAGGTTGTGTACGAAGCCTGACTGTGCAGCGGAAGCATCTCCTGAGAGGTACTCAGCAGGGATACGAGCTACAGGAATACCTGCAAGTTCACGCTCTACTGCAATAGCTTCTATCGACTGTAAGTTGTTAAGATACTCGTAAGAAGTATAAGCATTGCGAAGTATAGAACGACCACTGGGGTCTCCATTAAGGCTAGTAGTACGGTAATACAAAGATTTATTGAGGGGAATGTAGTTACGACCACCCATGAACCCCACTTCTTGCTCAATGCCTAAGACATCACCAGTCTTTTGCTCTACATCAAACTTCGATACAGTCCAAGGCGCACGGGATGCAATCTTACGTACACCAATACGTCCGTCAGTGTACTTAGAGTTCTTCTTCGGGGAACGCTCAGTAGGACCAACACGACGCTTGTAGATAACCTCAAACCAACCGAAGCCATACGACAAATAGGATAGAGCATCTGATATATGGTCATCCAGAGTGTGATCCATGTCATCAAGGACACTCTCGACAAACTCTTTCTCTACCCTAGCTGCGTCACTGTCATCAGCAGGTTTTACGTGAAGATCAATGTCACGTAGTATCTGTTCAACAGAATACATGACAGCACCTACGGTACTATCGTTATCACGCATCTCACGATACTTACGAATAGCTTTCTTGCCACGAAGCTCAGGCAGAAACTCATCAGCACGGATTTGACCGTTGTACGTATTATCGCCAGCTACACCTAATGTGGTTTTAGCTTTCGCCTCTGAGAGTTTCTTTACCATTGTATCTATCGCTTCTTTACTATTAGCGTGAAAGTCCCTTAACACTACTGTAAGCGAGGGTCAGTTTGGGTTTCGTGTATCCGTTGAGTGAGAGGTCTGTAATTGCCCATACGAGGGCATCAAGTCTATCTGGGGAACCAATCGACCCTAGTGGTTCCCATGTTCTCATTTGGGTTTCTAATTCGTTTAGTGTAGCCCCATCAGGGGGATTAGCTACGTGCTTAACAAGACCACGCTCGTATAAGGCAGATATGGGTTCAGCACGGGCAAACTTACCGCGAGATGCTCGTACAGCTTTATAAGGGACAGTCTCATCTTCACCGTGTATGGTTGTTTTAACCATGTCACCACCTTGGTTTACCTCAGCTACAATACGGTCAGCTTGATGGTGGTGGTATAATTCTATGGCCTTCATAGCCCATCCCTGGGGAGACAGTCTATCTGTGTAGTCACCTAAGACGTAAGCAACACCGTTGACATCTATACCTGCAACGACAATACCTGTCATATCACTTTCAGCATTAGATGTAACAGCAGGGTCAAGTGCAACGACAATACGGGCTAAGTCAGGTACATCCTCATGTTTAACTGAGGCATCATCTAACATAGCCGTAGTCCAAAGTGCGCCTTGAGCTTCCTCTAGCACTTCAGCGTAGAGTTCCTGTCTACCTAACCGTGTGCCTTCGTATTGTTCCTTAACAGCAGTTAAGTATGTACCTGCAAGGTTAGGTGAGTTATCAAAGGTAGACCCTGTAGTAACTATAGTCTTAGGGTCTTTGAGTATCTGACGTATTAGCTTAGTAGGCTTAGGTGTAGTAGTGACCATAATACGAGGGTGTTTCCCAAGTCTCATACAGAACTGTAACATAGACCATGTGTCCATATCTTTGTTCCAAGCAGCAGTCTCATCACACCAAGCTAACTCAAACTGAGGACCACGTAAACGCTCAGGTTCCTCAGCAGAGAAGAACTGTACTTGTGCACCATTGTCCCACGATAGTGTCCGTTTGGTTGGTGACCAATCAGGGAAACCCATCTTCTTACCAGCGTAGGTCTTATCGCCCTTCCAGCAGATACTAAGGAAACCACTCTCGCCCTTAACCATAACACGTTCAATGTCTGAGTTAGTAGAGGCTACAGCAGCAATACGTTTAGTACCACGCTTTACATTCTCTCGTACCCACTCAACGCCTGATCTAGTCTTACCAAAGCCACGACCAGCATTAATAAACCATGTGTTCCAGTCACTACCGTCAGGCTCAAGTTGGTTATCTCTAGCCCAGAAGTTCCAGTCATGCTTTAGTTCGTCTACCTTACGTGGCCCTAGCTCATCAAAGAGTTCCTTGACCCTAGCAGCAGGTAACTCACGTAGAGTATCAGCCGTTATCTTCCTCTGGGGTCGGGTCATCAGTGTTCTTTCCTAGTAACGCCATGAGTGTGTCGGTTGCACTCTCGTCTAAGTCTGGGTCAGTATCTTGTTCGACTTCAATGTTAGTCTGTGTAGGTGACCAACCACCCTTACTACGTAGGAATAACTCTTGGGACTTGAAGTCACCTTCCATAGCTTGGTCGATGACCTTACGCCCAACAGCACCATTGATCTTCGCTCGTTCTTGTTCGATGAACGACCCATAAGTCTTATACATGGTAGACAGAGAACGTGGAGCATAAGTCAGATGCTGCATTGAAGCTATCATTTGACGTATGGCTATGCCACCTTGGATACACTCCAAGATGTGTTTCTCTACGTTCTTACTGTAAGGTAGCTTCTCAGCCATACTAAAGTTCCTGTCTTTCAGACCACGACATAAAAGGTGTACTTATGTGGGTAGCGCAGATTCTATCCTATCAAGATGTCAGCAAGACCCTTTACTCTTGTTCTTAAGTTCGGAAGCATACGTCTTGGTTACTTGTAGGAAGATTGTAGAGACAACAACAAGTAGGGTACTTAAGTATATACTTAAGTTTTATACTCTACTGGTTATACTACATAGTGGAAAAACTTAAGTTAATACTATAGTAGTCTCTCTCTTACTATACTATAGGGACATTTTTTTAGTTTTGTAACACTAGAATCACAAGTTTTTTCTGTGAATCTTATAACGTGTTGTAATCTAAAGAAAGAAAGTTTTACGTTTTGTGTCGTTTTTTGTAATAGTGTGACATTTGTACAACACCTTTGCTTCAGTGCCTTGGTTGGAACATGGTGTGGGGGACGAAAGTAATTTCTTGTTTTGGATTCATGTGGGGTTACCACCTGCCACTGATTCGTTCGTGTATGATCCAGGGGGACCCAATGTCAACCCCCTAGCATAAAATAATGTAAAACTGTAGCTAAAATGTCGCGGTGTTATAGTATTACATTCGTTGTGTGTCCTTTGTGCAACACATTGGTTAAAACTAGGGCTTGACAAAAGATTTTACTTGACGAGGCGAGCGATTCGCCCACCACCCCCACATTGATTCGGATGTTACATTATCACACAACGACAAAAGAATTGAACGCTTGTTCACTTACTAACGTGTTGCGCTTGTTACAATGTAACACCACCGACTCCACTATATGACTCCCGCAAGAACCATGCAGGAAACCATCGTGTTCGACTCGCCGCAATAGTTACAGAATCCACCGTCGCAATCTGGCTCTGTTTCCGTGCTATATTCCTCACAATCCAAGCTAGTGCATATTGCGGGTACGACGGACTCCATTGCATAGTGGACCGCAAGATCAAGTCCAGACTCATAGCCGTATTGCTCGGCTAGTATTGCCAGAGAACTTTTGTTGCTACGTCGTTTCATTACATTGACTCCTTTTCCATATCTTTCAGTGTGTAGTTCAAGTGCTCCGCCAAGGTATGCCAATCAACCTCACCCCAACAGGTTCTTATAAAGTCTGACAAGAGCCCAGAAGGTAATTGGCTTAGGGCCTCACCCTCTTCACAGATATACGTTAAAGCCTCTTCTAATTCGTTAGGCTCAACGTGGTATTCTCCTGCATCTGCAAAGTAGTTAGGCATATGGTTCATATACCACCGTTTGACAAGCCAAGTTTCCTTATTTTTCCAACCTTTATATTCCATTGTCTTATCCTTACCTATAAAAGTTACTTGATCGTTTATACCTAAATTAATAAACATTATCTTATCATCCCATTAATAACTTTTTTAATTCTTTAACAGTCCAGCCAGAACATCTAGCTAATTCCTGTAAGGTAATATTCCAGTTCTGGTCATATTCAGATATAACATCGTCGATATCCCATTTACGTTGAAGCCCGCATCCTGCACCATGTTCTTTATATTCCATTTGTCTTTTCATTACACCGACTCCTTTATCATTTGTTTTGCTTTACGTTTGCTTGCACCATGCGCCACGATTGCTACACTTTTAGCTTTAACGCTATTACCGCCGCACAGTTTGCAGGATGCGCAGGTTGCACGATTGCCCGCTTCATCACTAGCAGGACACAATATCTCTTTACCTTTGATAATCTGCGCAAGGTCACTAACAACCCGAAACGTGCGCTCATTTCGTGACCATGCATCTTGCGCTTGTGCTGCATTGTCCGCGCTTGTCATAATGGTTTGAGGCATAGGGTTGATTGCCCCATGGGTATAAGCTGTGACATAATCGGCCCCACTGATAAGCGAGTCCCATATGTAATTTGGAACGGCGCACGGATCACCATACGAACCCAAACGAACACCACGCAAGAGTCCTATAGCGCGGATAGCGTCGTGGCCTTGTGCGACCTCATATGCGCCACGATTATATGCCTTAAAAACACCATTGGGGGCAAACAAAAGATTCACGTAGCACGTTCTATCCTTTGCCCAACCCGTGGCCTTGTTTGAAGGTTTACCTTTGTGCATACAATCGCCACAAATTGAGGAATCCGCGCCAATCCGACTCGCCGTTATAGGGTCGATATCGCTGCGCAGAATCCACGTTTGCACCATATCACCAGTCTTGCGATTACCAGTTTTAACTTGTGCAATTGCTACAATTGGCATTCCGTCAATCTGCGACGGTCCATCATATATAATATAAGATTTATTAGCCATTATTTTGACTCCTTGTACAATTCAACTAGCTTTTCTAAGTCACGTATTACGTTCTTAACGTGGTAATCCGTATTTGATTTATCTGTTGCCCAGTACGCAATGGTCGCGGAGTCTGACAATTCACGCGCGTAGTATTTAAGATTTAATAGTTGTTCTTGAGTAAGCATTATAGTGACTCCTTTTCACAGATTACACTTGCATTATCATTTTGAAGCGTGGGACTCCATTGCTCAAATAATACCTTGCAGTCGTCAATTGTGAGTCCGTGGTCTATTACAAAAGATAAATCGTAAACCGTTAATATAAAGCTGTACAATTCCATCAGATTGACTCCCCAAGCCAAAAAATTGCCAACACCGCACCAAATAGCATTGGCATTGCAAGCGTCACAAGCCAAACCGTCGGTAAAATTATTGCACCAAATAGCGCAAGAGATATTGTCGCGCCCATTGCTAAACCTATTAAAACGTTTTTCATAATTCCTCCTCAGTTATATAATACCAGTATTGATCCCAAGTTAGTATTTCATCATCGGTTTCTACTTCCATTGGATAGGCTCCGAAGTGTTGCCAATGATCCCTTACAAAATCTAAAATTTGTTCTTTCATTACTTAATCCTTTTGTGGAATATCGTGATCATGAGTGTTATAAACATCACATCCGACTCTTGCGTAAACACAAGCGTGATCACCTTGCGTAGGGTGTTCAAGAAACTCTATCTCAAAACCGCGCGACAAAACATAGGCACACTTAAACTTTTCTAACAGTTTTACATTGGTAACTTTAGTCCAATATTGCATTTCATAGCCGTGTTTCATTAAATAACCCATGTTTTATCGACTTCCACTATTGAGCCAAAAGCTGGTATTTTACAACCACTTTTTTTAATAGGATATAATCGCATAACTTGTTCTGTTGCAGAAACCAGACTCTTTGCGTCAATCAATACATAACGATTTTCACCAAGGCCGCATTTATTATCCAAGTGCGCCAAATAAGTCTTTAACTTAGTTTTCATTTTCTTAAACCTTTGATTCTACTAAGATGTTTAATAAATCTAATCTCAATTCCGCTAAAGCAACTTTAGTTGAATAG